ATATGCTAATCGTCTAAATTCTGTAGAAGTTAAGGATCTAAATGTGATTAAGCTACTTCTTTCAAAACACTTTAATATACCCGAAGAAGATATAATTCTTCATGAACCAGGACAAGGACTTGCAGCAAAAGATTCTGTACCAGGATTTCAATTAAATACGAATAAATATGGCGATGTTTTTATTTCTGTTAGTACTGGTAAGAAAGGTACCGGTGGATTAAAAGCCGAAGCCGCTCTAGCTAATGGTGTAAATAACTTCACTAAAGGAATAGATACAATTACTGTTAAATTAACAGACGGGCAAAGAGATGCTATAGTAAAAGGAGTTATGTCTGCAAAGCAAGTTGGAGCTCAAACAAGTGATGGTTCTAAAGCTGATGTATCATTTTATGCACAACCAGACGGAAAAGGAACCCCAATCGGGAACATCTCAGTTAAAGAAGACGGTAGATCTTCCTCAGAATTTAGGTGGGCTTCTGCAAATAACGACAAAACCCCTTTTAGAAAAGCATTTGTAGACAAGGCTTTAAATGATAAATCCTTTCCTATCGAGCTAAGAAGAACTGGTCATCACTTAGATACTGACAAATCTCCTAAGTACGCTATGTACAAAAGAGGGACTGATGAAAGAGTCTCTATAGTAGTTGTAAGAGATGCTCCAACAGATGCTAATGAAGATTATCTTTTTGGAACAGATCAACCTAAGACAATTATAGTCCAAAGATCTTTTAAAGAAGAAGATTTTCACTATGATGATAATACTGGAGTACTAACAGTTAAATGCTCCTCAGTATATACGGATATTAGTCAAATACAAGGCACGGAAGTAGAACCTGCATTTACAGTAACACAGCATCAAAAACAACCATACGGTTTAGATTTTAGGATAGTACCAGAATCTAAAGCTAAATATGGTCCTAAAGCAAGTGGGGTTGGTATAAATTACACTGACGTTTTTTAGAATAAGTTATGGCACAAGACATAAAAAAAATAATCGCACAAGAATATATCAAGTGCGCCAAGGATCCGGCATACTTTATGAAAAAGTATTGCCATATACAGCACCCTACCAGAGGCCGTATTCTATTTAATCTTTACCCATTTCAGGAAAAAGTACTTCATTTATTTAGAGACCATCAGTACCTTATTACTCTTAAGTCAAGACAGTTAGGTATATCAACATTGGCTGCCGGGTACTCACTTTGGCTAATGCTCTTTCATAAAGATAAAAACGTACTTGCTCTAGCTACCACTCAGGCTACTGCTAGAAACCTTGTAACCAAAGTAACATTTATGTATGACGAGTTACCTAAATGGTTGAAGCTACCTGCTGTAGAAAAGAATAAATTATCTCTCCGATTAAAAAACGGATCAAAAGTACAGGCAAAATCCTCATCACCAGATGCTGCAAGATCGGAAGCGGTATCATTGCTTCTGATGGATGAGGCCGCTTTTATTGAAAATATTGATGAGACCTTTACTGCTGCACAGCAAACCCTAGCTACCGGTGGACAGTGTATGGCATTATCAACCCCTAACGGTATCGGTAACTGGTTTCACCAAACCTGGGAAAGAGCTGAATCAGGAGAGAATTCATTCTTACCAATTAGATTACCCTGGACAGTACATCCAGAAAGAAATCAGGAGTGGAGAGATAGACAGGATGCAGATTTAGGTCCTAGAATGGCCGGACAGGAATGTGATTGTGACTTCTTAGCCTCTGGAGATACTGTATTCGAACCAGATGATATGTCTTATTTTGAACAGACCTATCAAAAAGATCCTCTAGAAAGAAGAGGGGTAGATGGTAATTTATGGATTTGGGAAGGAGTTGATTATATGAAATCCTACATGGTTGTAGCTGACGTCGCTAGAGGAGACTCTACTGACTACTCTGCTGCTCATGTATTTGATATAGAAGGATGTGTTCAAGTGGCTGAATATAGAGGTAAATTATCTCCAAAGGATTTTGGCAACTTCTTAACCGGACTAGCCTCAGAATACAATGAAGCATTATTGGTAGTAGAAAATGCCAATATAGGTTGGGCTACTATAGAACAGATCATGGAGAGAGAGTATAGAAATCTATATTATAGCTCAACCACCAATATGGAATCAGTAGAATCGTATATGCATAAGTACGAAAGAGATAAACTGGTCCCTGGTTTTACAATGTCTATGAGAACACGTCCTTTAGTCGTAGCCAAGATGATTGAGTATGTAAGAGAAAAATCTGTTACTATTCAATCCAAGAGGTTAATGCAAGAGATGCGTGTATTTGTATGGAAGAACGGAAAAGCTCAAGCCCAAGATAGATATAACGATGACCTTTTAATGGCGTGTGCTACGGCTTTATACGTGAGAGATACAGCATTAAAACTACGTCAACAGGGTATGGATCTAGCCCGTGCTCAATTATCTTCTTTTAATAATCTGAATGCTAGAAATCAAGCAGTTATGACTAACGTAGGTAATCAGAGACAAAATCCGTATATTCATAAGACTGGCTACGGAGAAGAAGATATCCGTTGGTTACTTAAATAGAACTATTTATAAATAAAATTAAATCCAATGGCGGATACTTCTCTCTTTGGCAGACTATCAAGACTCTTTTCCTCCGATGTGGTAATCCGTAATGTAGGAGGTGATCAGTTGAAAATTGCCGATGTTAATCAGATACAGCAGACAGGTAAATTTCAAACTAACTCTCTTATAGATAGGTTTAGTCGATTATATATTTACAACAACAAGAATATATTTAATCCTAACCTAAACTACCAGACATTAAGAATTCAACTTTATTCTGATTATGAAGCAATGGACTCCGATCCTATTATAGCTTCTGCATTAGATATATTAGCTGACGAAGCTACAGTAAAGAACGACCAAAATGAAGTTCTTTCCATTAAATCCTCAGACGAGAACCTTCAGAGAGTACTTTACAATTTATACTATGATATTCTTAATATAGAATTCAACCTTTGGTCTTGGACACGTAATATGTGTAAATACGGTGATTTCTTTTTAAAGCTAGAGATTGCTGAAAAATTTGGAGTATACAATGTACTTCCTTATACAGTTTACCATATATCTAGACATGAAGGAGAAGATCCAGAAAATCCAGCAAAAGTTACTTTTACCCTTGATCCGGATGGAATTGCAGCTTCACAGAGCCCTAATTACCTGCCAAATAGAGATAAAAAACAGAGAGTAGTTACTTTCGATAATTATGAAGTAGCTCATTTTAGATTAATATCTGATACAAACTATCTACCTTATGGACGTTCATATCTAGAGCCTGCTAGAAAAATATTTAAACAGGTTACTCTGATGGAAGATGCTATGTTGATTCATAGAATAATGAGAGCTCCAGAAAAGAGAATGTTTTATATTAACGTTGGAAATGTTCCACCAAATGAGGTAGAGCAGTTCATGCAAAAGACCATCAATCAGATGAAAAAGACTCCATATATAGGAGATGATGGTCAATACAATTTGCGTTTTAATATGCAAAACATGATGGAGGATTTTTATCTTCCTGTTCGTGGAGGTGATACTTCTACTCGTATTGAAACTACAAAAGGGTTAGATTACGACGGAACAACAGACGTACAATACTTACAAGCTAAGATGTTTGCTGCTCTCAAAATTCCAAAAGCATATTTTGGATATGAAGGAGACTTACAAGGTAAAGCAACTCTAGCAGCTGAAGATATTCGTTTTGCAAGAACTGTAGAACGTATACAGAAGATACTAGAATCAGAATTAACTAAGATTGGGTTAGTTCATCTATACACACAAGGATTTACCGGAGAATCTCTAACTAATTTTGAGATTAAATTAACTACTCCTTCCATCATTTTTGAGCAGGAAAAGATAGCTCTTCTAAAAGAGAAAATAGATCTTGCAAATCAAATGAAAGACACTAAATTATTCTCCTCAGACTACATCTACGAAAACATATTTAATCTATCTGAAGACGAATATATTGAACAAAGAGACCTTGTTAGGGAAGATAGCAAAAGAATGTTCAGAATTGCACAAATTGAGAATGAAGGTAATGATCCTGCCAAATCTGGTATGTCTTATGGTACACCTCACGACCTTGCTTCGATGTATGGCCGTAGAGCTACTTCAACTCCTAAAGGAGGAAGCCCAGATGAACTACCAGCCGGTTATTCTGAAATGACTCCTGAATGGGGCCAGCCAGGACCGCAAGGTGGTAGACCTAGAGAAAAGGCATCTATATACGGAACTAATGATGGACTAGGAGGACGTGATCCTCTTGGTCAGCATGGTATGAAGGGTGGGTATCCATCCGATAATGAGAATGTAAGAGAAAATCTAACAACTCAAGCTATTTACCATAAGACTAAAGAGTCGTTAAA